CATCTAGGTCTTTGGCGGTGAAATCACTAGCACCACTAGACGACCTAGACTCCTCTATACGCTTATCCGATACGCTCCAGAGGTACTCTTTGTATTCTTTAGAGTGTGGGGCATAAAAGGTAACACTCCAGGGTGAGTCGTCTTCATTGGTGAGGACACCCCCTTGGGTTGGGTGGGTTAGTTCCACAGTGAGAGTATCTGATTTTGGTTGGAAGTCTCTTACGTCTAATACTTTAGGCATTATCGGGTTCCTTATCTCGGGTTATAAACAAATGAAAGGCGAGAGCTGCACCCGACAACAACCCCCGCCAACTCCCTGAGGAGTAACTCTTAGCTTCTTGTGATCTTCATGTTAGTACCCGTGGTACTGTCATAGATACCTACAAAAGACATATTAACGAGGCGAGCCGTTGGCCCATCTACACCAGCATCAGCAGTGTTTATCTTTAGGTGTGGGAAGTCGAAGGTCATAGTGTTACCAGCGGGATCTCCTACAATGACCTGTAGAGCGCTAGAGGTCTCGTTGATAAACCTATTAATCAAGGTCTCATCCTCGAAGTGAGCCACAATAGTGCCCTCGACTTCCGCACGTCCATACTGTAGACTTGGGGTAGTCTGTGAGCCAACCACAAAGTTAGGTGCGAAAGTATTCGTTAAGGTAAAGTCTACACCCGTGATAACAGCCAAAGCAGAACCTAATGTACCTTGGTCCCCCAACTTAATATTACCTGTGTATGAATCGAAAGGCTCATATATAGAGGCTGCATCTTGGGTTTTCTCTGTAGCACTGATGGACATATCCTTACCAACCATACCGAAGGTCGTAGTGACCATTTGGTCAGGGGCAATAGACACACCCAAGGTAGACACCATACAACCTGGGAACAGCCGTGCTTGGTCAATGTCAGCAGCATAGTCTTCAATAGTAAAAGACTTTGGGGTAGTACCCACTGTCAAGACATCTGTTGACCATGTATTCAACATGGCGGACTCTAGTAGAGAGTCGTAATCCTCGTGTCGTAAGTCGGCTACAATATCACCACCTACTTGACGGTTACCATGGCGGGATACCCTAGGCATCCTGTCGGCTTGTAAGTCGGTACCTGCTAAGGTAGTCTTGGATAGGTTCAAAGAGTGTGTTGAGTGGGGTAAATTTTGGAAGTTACCAGCGGGGGTGACCCCATACGTGCTCTCTACAATGTAAGAGAGACTAGACCGTGAGCCTTGCGCGAAAGCCATTATTTATTCCTTTGTATAAGTGTTAGTAGTAGGAGTACCATTCGATATCTACTGGTGAGGTGTACCAAGAGCCATCCGTGTCCCCACCACGCCTCTCGGCAGACCTTATGGAGACATAACCAGTGACACCAACAAGGGGTAGGTCTGTGGTTGCCTCAAAGCCCTCCAAGAGTAAGTTAGCTACATCCTCAGCAGGACCAGCTCCCTCTCCATAAGGGGCATACACGAGGATGTTCAAAGACCCCCTATATAACTGCTTGGGGTTAATCCCCATGACAGCAGGTCTCCTGTAGAAGGGGTTGAAATAGGTGGTGATATAGGTGACCCCCGTAGTGGGAACATAATTAAAGTTATCGTAGGCTATTGGGGGTATCCCACTAATGATTGATACCTGAGTCTCTAGGGCTGCTCTAACCTCTTTGTATATAGAAGCCATTACCCACGTCTCCCTATGCCCGCCCTGCGGGCTCCAGAGAATATCCCAGCCGTATCTTTCACAAGTAAAGCGTGCGGAGCATCATTTCTTACGGTTATACTCTTTAGGGACACACCCTCGTCGGAAGCATGTGATTTAATCACGTTGATATCACCTAACAATTGTTGCTTCACCCTTTGCCGGACTGCGGTTACCTCCGAACCACTCAGACGACTATTCCTCCAGTCATCCGGTGAGCTAAAGGATCTACCCTTACGGTTACGGCTATTGGCTACAATGGAGAATGACCTGACGTAAGCCCCAGACCATACTGGAGATGAATCCACAGCATTAAAGGCAGCTTCTTTGGCCATAGTTGTCCCGAGTCTTGTGAAGGCGTTTTCTACCTTGTCGTTAAGATTCTTGTTGAAACTCTTGGAGTTAAATGTGGTTGTCTTACGTTTCCTACGTGCCAAAGCTATTCCCTCACAACACACAAGTACACAATGGCCACAGTTTTATCCCAAATGGTGCTTACACTAGTGATAATTACTGAGTCACCTTGTCCTGTGATCTCGTCACCCGCGAGGGGAGACACTGGTATTTCTGTAGCTGGGATAGCACAAGTTCTTGCTCCTGAAGATACGTTACCCCCAGACCCTTCCGTCCCTTGGCTTGAGTTGTACATGTACCCCTTGAAGGAGTAGTTCTTTGTAGTTGCTCCAGAAACGGTAGCTGTAGCTGGGTCATAAGTTCCCCCCGAGGATTGATGCACTAAAACTAAGGCCTGTCCATGGGAATTAACCATGGATACCATGCTCTGACCTAGGTCACTCACTATAATGTACCTTGTTTATGTCGAATTGGCCCTTAGTGAACGAGGGTTTTACCCTGTCAGTGTTCTCATCGTTGGTAGTCATATCTGAGATACTTAAGCCCCCAGCTTTAACACCAAGGGCACTACCAGACTTCATAAGGGCCTTCTGTTTTAAACGAGAGGCCAAGTCGTGATACTGTTTACTGAGGGTACTGTAATTAGATTTTATGGCTCCATCTAGTTCCGTATCTACCTTAATAGAGAATTTACTAGACAGCGCCGTAGCTACCTCAGAAGCAGCATAGTAGATATTATCATTGGATTCCGATAGGGAAAACAAGATTTCCTCGTCTTGGACCATCTGGTTACAGTCATCAGTGTCTCCTACAAGATACCTCACGGAGTTCTTACGACCAATACTGGTGGTCTTATTTAGGGTGTCATTGTCGTAAGACCAACTCATGATCTAGTTCTCCAAATGGCCGTGATTACGTCTCCAAGACCTCAAGATACCAATCTGTTTTGATGCCAAAGTAGATTTCTTGACCTTGTACTTGTTAAACTCATTCTCGGATTTAGTCTTAGACTTAACCTTGGAGTTAATTGTGGCTACTAAGCTGTGTAGCTCCTCAATGGCCATTCCTGTGAGGCCATCGCCAACCTCAGCTTTGACCTCAATGTCATCCCTGTGGATTAGATATCCTACGTTGTATAGCTGTTGTGCTTTTTCCTGGGAAATACCAGCTACTTCTTTCCACTTGTATTCTTCCTCAACTTCATAGTGTCTTCCCGAGGAAGTGAAGGGGATACGGACAAATACCGGCCTGTCAACCTGGAAACTAATTTTCTTGTTATTCATTACGGGTTCCTTAGTAGTTTAGGGGGTCCGAAGACCCCCCAGTTTTAATTTAGGCTACAACAGTTGTGAAGAATGCGCCAAGGGCAGAACCTACGATTTTCATGTCGTAAGCCAACTTAGCTTGGATGTACTCTGCGATTTGCTTACGACGAAGCTCACCGTCAGAGAAGCTTTCTACAGTAATACCTAAGCCACCAACACCAGGGAGTGAGTCCCAAGTAAAGGTCAAACCAGATGCAGGAACACGTAGCCCAGCACTAGAGGGTGTGTAGCACAGGAGTGCTGACTTACCACCGATAAACGCATTAGAGGCCGTTTGACCCTCCTTAGCGCTGTTGTGTACAGCATTCATGACATAGAAGTACTCTACGTCGAAGATCTCTGCTAGCTTAGCCTTAGTGACCATAGCAGGGTTGTTAACCGTGGAACCACCGTTCAGACGTGCGATGATGTCTGGGTTATTAATCAGCTCATCATAGACTTCCTTACCTACCACCAGTGTATTGGGTTTGAAACCACCAGAGGCCAACTGTACAGCAGTAGCAGCCTTAGTGATGTCTACGATAGGGGTAGAGTTTGTGTAGTCGTTCCATTGCCTGACTTGACCAGCAGAAGGGGAACCAGAGACACCAGTATAATCTGTGTCCCACACACCAGTACTTGTGAAGAACTGGGTGGCAAACTTCTGTTCACGGTCGATCAACATACGTTGGACTAGTGTTTCCGCACCCGATACGCGGGTTTGTAGCATCGTGTCCTCATTAGCCAAATCTTGTTCACTAAAGTCCATACCTAGGCCATAGACATCGGTGAAGTAACTACTGGTCGATAGCTTCATACCAATACGTTGAGCTTCAGTACGGGGAGCTAGGGTTTTTACATCCCCAGACCTAATTGCTGTAGCGGCATCATAGATATAAAATTTGTCAGACTGTTTAGGTACCGAGACATTGGGGAATACTTTATCTGCGATAAAGACATCCTGGGATTGCATATATGCAAGGGTTAAATTTGTAAGTGGTGCATCAATGTGAACATCACTTGGGGTAAGTAGGGCCATTCTAGTTTTCCTTAGTTATTTACTGTGGGGGCGACTAAGGCCCCCTTGTCACTCGGTTTAGGCTACGACGTTACCGCCTTGGATAAGTTCGATACGGAAGATATCATCTGCTACAGCAGATTCCATGGCATAACCCATGACGACATCCCCCGAGGCAGCGGTTAGTGCCTTACCACTAGCGTCTGTTTGTACAGCAGCACCCGCAGCGATTGTTCCACCAGATACCACCGTAACTTGACCAGAGACCACCACTGTGGCTGGTCGGTCTACCGCCGAAGGCTTATTCAGCAGTACTCCAAAACACTGTTCACCAGCAGAATCCGCTAGGTCAACCTTGCCGTCAGATTCCAGAGTCACAAAATAGAATTGTTTTGTAGAGAGGTCCTCACCAGCTGGTACCGTACGAGTATCCCTTGAGTTCATTACAGCCATTGATTAGGCTCCTTTGTTTGATTGTTTGTTAATTAGGGCCATACCCTCTTTAGTCTTAGCTACAGCCGCATAAGCTGGGATGTATTCCAAGGAATCCTCCTTCATACGTTTAGTAACCAGAGCCTCCAGTTTTGAACTGTCATCGGACATATCAACATCCTTAGAGGACTTGCCAACCTCGGTCATAGCGGCATCAAAGGCAGCATCGGCAGCAAGCAGTGCTTCCATGACCTTCTCGTTACCAGAGAACTCTCTTAGCAAGTCCTTAGCCACATCTACTTGAAAGGATGGTAGTTTCTCACCAGCCATCTTGGTTAGGGCTACATCTGCTTTCTCAATTGCAACAGCCTTGAGGTCTTTATCAGCCTTCTCTAGGGCCACGACTACCTCGGCAGGCAGTACAGATTTAGCGATTTGAGTCCCCTCAACCTCGATATACTCCTCTACCACTCTTTTCGTGACCACCCCCTCATCGTCCAAAGAGTAGCCCATAGCCTCCAGAGATTTGGTTATGGACCCTAATTTGTCTGTAAGAGACTTCGTAAGATCCTCATCAGTTTTTTTAGTCATTGTTAATTCTTCCTCTTTGTTTTTCCCCCGTTTAAAGAGGGATACTTTAGCTTGAGAATTAGCTGGTGTGTCTACTAAGGACAACTCCGTTAGCTCTAAGCCGGTTAAATTGAATTGTGTCATACTTCTACCCTTGTACCCCTCCCACCAATGGAAAACGCAGTTAGTTTCCCAGACTTCACTAGTTCCCAGACCTCATCATCGTGGACCTTAAAACCCACGACCCACCCCTCTTGGTCAGAAGATAGGCCTAATGATTTCTTGATTTCACCTGTGACAGGCAGGCTGTGGACAATAGTACCAATAGGTTCTCCTGTGTGCATAGCCTTACCAATGCGTACGTCCTCCATAAACTTAGTAGTGGCGCTCACTAATTCTGTCTCAGAGATCACATCCCCTTGACTATCAACGAAGGTCTCGCCTTCCTTAGTAATAACAGAAGCCCACCCATATACCATACGAGCTTCCAAGTCTGTCTTCAGGATCACACCTGAACTTTTCTCGATGTTATCCATACATTTTCCTTAAGATAGTTCTGGCTTGACAATCACGGTCAAATCCTTATTGTTGGGGAAAGTCTCAATACTACCACTGGGGTAGGTGACCTCAAATTCTACATAGAAGGTACCAGGGGTATCTGTGTCACCTGTTAACCAGTGGTACCACACGATACCATTAGTGGGTTCAGTAATAACAGTGGGACCGTCTATCTTAACAGTACCGTCAGCAGCATTAATCATGTGGAACATAACAGTAGATCCCGTGAGGTCTACGGCTACACCCTCACCATCTTGTAGGGTAGCGTGTACTACTGGTGAAGTATCGTTTTGCTTCATTGTAAAGGGCACGGGGGTGTTTGTCCTTGTAAAACTACTTTGTTTATTAGCTTGGTGGTTATAGGGGCAACTCTTTGGTTATAAATAGTCATCTCTGGTATACCAACCTCCGGTGTGGTTGATGTCCCAATAACGGATAAACCGTAACCAGAGCCTACCAC